CGCCATCATGCAGCTTTGCTTAAAGGCCAAGGATGTTTGCCAGCGTGCCGTAGAGTGCTACCGCAGCCGGACTTTGCCTAAAGCTGTAAGCGACCCCGACGTTCAACTGCAGATAAGTGCTAAGGCTTTGGGGATGCGCTACAAGCCCAAGGTCGGCACGGATGGTAGTGCGGTTTACGTTCTAGGGCCGGAGGTTTAACGTGTTAACCGTAGGGGATAGCGTAATGACGGACGATCAACTTAGGCACGTCCAGAATCTTAAAGCGGCTGTGGAAGCTCTGAACACGTTCAATACTACTTACGATCAGCGCATGGAGCTGACCAAAGCAGCCCTAACGGCTTACTTTGATGGCCCACGCGGTAACCAAGTAAAGCTGGACCTAAGAGATCTTTACAGCTTTGTAAAGGCACGCTATGCTATGCAGTTGAATGATGCCGAGTCATCCCAACTGTTCGAAATGATCTTAGACAAGCTCGGCAGCAGCGTGGCCGCTTGTGCTTGCCTGCTAGCGGCGGCATTTGTTTGTGGTCACAAAAACGTGCCAGCCGACATCGTGTGTGAAGTGCTGCGCAGGTTTGTTGTAAAGCACGATGACTAGGAGTTTCCNAAGGGGGAGGCAGAGAGGAGAAAGGGAAAATCCATACCGCTTTGCCGGCAACTGTTGCCGGGAATAAATTTGCCTCCCCCCTTTACCACATAAAGGCCTAACCGATGGCAGCCAAACTAGCGCTTAAAGCCGATCCCACCGACGATAAGTTCCGCGAACTAGGCGTAACAGGCCTAAGGCGGTACGCCGTTACTGGGGACGTTTACGAGGAATTCCTCCCCGAACTGCGTGGTGCCCAAGGCCGGCGCGTTTACCGTGAAATGGCCGACAACGACCCCATTGTTGGGGCCGTTCTGTATGTAATCCGCAGCCTAGTGCGGAACGTAGAATGGCGCGTTGAAGGTGGCAGCCCCGAGCTGCGTCAATTTGTCGAAAGTTGCATGCACGATATGTCCCACACGTGGGACGACTTTATTAGTGAAGTACTTTCCATGCTAGTGTTCGGGTGGTCGTTCCACGAAATTGTTTATAAGCGCCGGCTTGGCCCATCGGATGATCCTACTATGCGTTCCCAGTACAGGGATGGGCGCATCGGCTGGCGCAAGTTGCCTATCCGCGCGCAGGAAACTTTGGCTTACTGGGAATTTGATGACGAGGGCGGTATACGCGCATTCCTGCAACTGGCACCACCTAGCTATCGGCTAATTCGCATTCCTATCGAGCGTGGCCTGCTATTCCGTACCGAAGCTGCCCGCGGCAATCCTGAGGGCCGTTCTATTTTGCGCAATGCTTACCGGCCTTGGTTCATCAAAAAGCGCATCGAAAACATCGAGGCCATTGGCGTCGAGCGCGACCTTGCCGGCTTGCCAGTGGCCTATTTGGATCCTAGGATTTGGGATACTTACAAAGACCAGCTGCTCCGCATCCTGCGCAACGTACGCCGTGACGAACAGGAAGGGATCCTGCTCCCGTTAGTCCGTGATGAGCAAGGCAACCAGCTAATTGACCTGCGCCTGATGACTGCCGCCGGCAGTCGCCAGTTTGATACTACGCGCATTATCGAGCGTTACAACCGCGCCATAGCGATGACCGTTCTGGCCGACTTTATCCTTATGGGGCACGAGCGCGTAGGTTCGTTTGCGCTGGCATCGTCCAAAACGTCTATGTTTGCCACAGCCTTGGGGGCCACCTTAGGTTCTATCACGGCAGTGCTTAATCGGTACGCCATTCCAAGGCTCTTGCAGATTAATGGTTGGGATATCGGGGCTGAAGAAATGCCACGAATTGTTTACGGCGACCTAGAAAGCCCCGACTTGGATGAAATTTCCAGCTACATCACGCGACTGGCTAGCGCCGGAGCACAACTGTTCCCGGATCCAGAGCTGGAAGCTTACCTGCGCCGCATAGCCCACTTGCCGGCTCCGCAGGAAGATGGCGGTGCCTCGGACCAATGGCTTAAGCAAATTATTCAACCTGGAGGTAGTGTAGGTGAGCCGCAAAGCAGCGACCAACCCGGTGCGCAACTTGCAGCAGAGGGCGGAACAAGTCAAGCAGATCGTGGACCAGCTACCGATACAGGCACGTAGGGTAGCTGAACTGCTTGCCCAAGGCTATACAGACTATGGCATTGCCAGACAGTTAGGCTTGGGCAGGCAAACGGTTTCCGCCCACGTTACGCACTTGTACTTGCGCTTTGGCATTGTTCGCACCAAGGACATTAATCCACGCGTTAGTCTAGCAAGGCAACTGTGGCCAGTTTTGGAGTTCTACAAGCTGCGCTACTAAGGCAACAAGTTAGTGCCGTAGCGAAAGCCCGCAAACCGCGCATCCCTCCACAGCTTGAAGATTTGGCCCAGCGTATGGCCAGTGCCTACTACCGGATGGTTGCGCGGGTGCGTAGCCAGATTGATATAGACAGCCTTGCTAACTTGTTAAGCCAGGGCGCTGATCGCGCTTTGGCTTACTTGGACCTGCAAAAGCGCCTGATGGACGCGGCGCAAGGCATTGGTCAGCCTGTACGTGAGTACAGCTTTTGGGAGCTGTGGGACCAAGCTTTCGAGGCCGGCGCTAAAGCAGCTCTGCTGGAGTTGGACCGCGTCCCAGTCCGCAAAGCAAGACAGACCGTTGGGGCGCAGTTAGCATTTGACTTGCGCAATCCTAGAGCAATTGCATTCCTCCGCACATACCGGTTTGAACTGATTCGCGAAATTTCCCGCGAATCGGTGGAGGCTATTCGCAACATACTACTGCGAGCATTCCAGGAAGGCGGCCACCCCAGGGAGCAAGCGCGCTTGATCCGCGATGTGATTGGCCTTACCCAGCGCCAAGCTAACGCCGTAGCCAACTACTACCGGACCCTTACTGGGATGGGCAGCCAACTGCGCCCGGCGTTGGAGCGCGCTTTACGCGACCGCCGGTTTGATCGGTCCGTTATGCGCGCCATCGAGGAAGAAGGCTTCCTAGACCCAGACCAAATTGACCGCATGGTCCAACGCTACTACGACAGGATGCTGGCCTACAGGGCGGAAACTATCGCGCGCACCGAGACAATTAGGGCTAACAGCGAAGGCCGCCACGAAACTTGGCGGCAGGCCGTCGAGCAAGGCCTGATTGACCCACAAACTACTAAGCGGGTGTGGATCCCTGCACTGGGCGAACGCACTTGCCCTGTGTGCGCCGCTGTGCCGGACATGAACCCCGATGGTGTTGGCCTAGACGAGCCTTTCGACACCGAGGAAGGCCCCATTATGAATCCACCCTTGCACCCCAGGTGCCGATGCGTTGTAGCCTTGCGGTTCCCTGGTGGCGGTGAGCAAATAGCGGAGTATGAATAGGCCGAATAGTGAGCTGATTTACCGCCAACTACTGGCTGCCGGTGTTGCGGTAGATACTGCTTTGGCTGTGGTAGTTATGCTTAAAGCTGTCCAAGCAGAGGAGGAGGAAGGGCACTGGGTTACTATTGAAGGTCATCCTGTCTTTATCCATGGACCACGACCAGAGGTCGAGCTGCTTCCCGTAGTGGAGGACGGAAGTTCCATAAACTACCAGAACATCCTGCGTAATGGCAAAATCGTGGAAAAGGCCATCCTGCGGCATAGTCCGTCGTTGGCCAAGGCTATGCGCAACTTGGCCAAGCTTGAGCGCCAAAGGGAACAGTTGTGGGAGCGAATAAAGCAGTTGAACGAACAGGACCATCAGTTGGCCAGACAATACCCCCGTGACCACCCACTGCGACAAGAAAATGACAAGCAGTACAAACAGCTAATAGAACAGGACAGAGAGCTGTTAAGGCGGATAGATCAAGCCAAGGAGGACTTGTTTGCGCGTGGTGGTGAGTTTACAAAGGCGCTGCAAAGTGCTTTAGGTAAACCCACGCCGGCTAATTTCGATGACCACACCACAGAAAATCGTGAACAGATCGAGGCAGCAAAACAATGGCTGTCAAACGTTGTTGGTATGGTCAGTAACGAACCTTGCGCGATTAGACAGTTAAAGCCTGGAGAGGGCCATTATGGTGGTAGTCGCAGCTACTTTGTCTCTAGTCAAAATACGATGTACCTAACCCAGGGGGCACCCAGCAGTGTAGTGGTTCATGAATGGGGCCATTATGTGGAGAATAAGCGCCCTGTGGTGCTCCACGCATGTGTCGAATTCTTGAGCCGTAAGTATCAAGAGGCTGTGCGGTCCGGCATTGCAGAAAATTATGATATCAAGCCACTAAAGGATTTTACGAGGACCAGTTCTTACGAGCCGCACGAAGTGGCCTTCCGAGACCGCTTTATGGATCCTTATGTTGGCAAACTATACGATCGTGCACAGGCTACTGAAGTTATGTCTATGGGCCTGCAGTATCTGTATGAGAACCCGCTGCGATTCCGCCGGTACGATCCCGACCACTACTATCTTACGCTGGGACTGATCGCATACCTGCGCAGGTATCCGGTAGACTACATTAAACACTCTCCAAGGCCTTCGGCGTCCAGTCCATGGGCGAAGCTTTCACAGATAAAGCCATAATAGGGGTTTAAGCTGATGGTCGAAGTCGAATTCCAGTTCTACGAAGGCAAAGTCACGGTTACCATTCAGGGTCACACTGCCAAAGTGTCCGACCCGCGCTACAAGCGGCTGGAAGATGTTACTTTGGGCTACCGCCCAGAATATGGCGACCCCGAGCTGTGGGCTGCTGCCAGGCTGGAAAAGATGGGCGGCAAGATTACTAAAGCCCATCCACCTGCGCCGGAGCTGGTCCTTTAGCTCGATTGTAGGCAAGAATCATTGTAGGAGTCGTTATGCTACAGCGTGAACTGTTGTACCGCAAGTTGCTGGCCAGCGGAGCGCCAGTTGATGCGGCTTTGGCCACGGTAGCTGTAGCCGAAGTTGGCAAAGCCGACTACAGCACGGAGTATGTTGTTGCCGTCTTGGAAAAGGCCAAGCAATATCTACCTGGGTGGCTGTGGAAGCAGCTACACCAGTTAGCATTCCCTGTAGCTGGCGGCAGGGCTAGGTGGCGCACGCCGGAGGAGCCGTCCTATCTGGAAAAGCTGGCCCTTACTGAAATGCGTCCGTCTAAGCTTGCCAAAGTCCCTGATGAGGAGCTGCGGATGGCTTGGCTGCGGTTGCACCAGTGGTATGCTAATGCCAAGCGCCGCAAGGAAGCTGTCGAGGATATTGTTAACGCCGCCGCTTGGGTAATGGCGGAAATGGACAAGCGCGGCCTGCACTATAACGATGACGACGACTTGGTCCGTGAAGCACGCAAAGTGGCCAGCGCCGACGACGTTAGCAAAAGCATTACCGATCTGCCCGAAGACATTGTTGTGGTGCCCAACTTTGTGTGCATTGTAGGATCGGCAGCGGAGCGCGGCTTGAATAAGGCCAACGACCTAGACGTTCTGTTCCGCGCCCACACGCAGGAATTAGCGGGCGAGGATCACCTACTGATCCAACGCCATGATGTGTGGCTGCCTTTGCGCAAAGTGCTGGACCCTGCTAAGGAAGGCAAGCTGCACTTTATCTGTAATCCACAAGGCCCCCATGCCACCTACATTCCCTTATACGATTTAGTCCTGCGCCGCGCCGATGTAAAGCGCGTTGTAGTCAAAATGCAGCCTACAGAATCTGACGTGCACGTAGTCGGGCCTTTGCAAGTCGCTTCCCAGTCCAAGCCCGATGCAAATTACGAGTATATTTGTCCACAGTGCGGTAAGACCGTGACGCCGGATCAGTCTGGAAGGTGCCCAGACTGCGGCGCATTAGTAGTGCCCGTAGTGCGTAAACAGGAAGAGGAGGGGCATTGGGTGACGATTGAAGGTCGCCCCGTATTCATTCGTGATATTAAAGCCACTCCTGTCGAAATCCGCCCAGCCAAGTTGCCCAAAGCAAAGGCCGAGGAAATGATGCTGCACATGCAGCAGCTTAGTTGGGAGCTAACAGCTGAAAACCCAGCGGCTGCTGAAGCTGCCGAAGCTTTTGCTGGAGTTTTGGACCATTACCTAGCCAAGGAGCCTGGCGTGCAAGTTCAGTTTGCGCACGACAAGCAGGGCAATCTGCTAGGTGGCGTAGCCTACAGGCCTACGCGCGGCTATATGTATGTAGAGTATTTAGCTGCCCATCCGGATGTTGTCAGTGGGAAGATCTCGGCTAAAGGTGTCGGCACGCAGTTGTTGATGCATGTTGCCCAGCAAGCAGCTGAACGCGACCTTGGCGTTAAGCTTGTAGCCACTCCGCTCTCGCAAGGATTCTATGAGCGGCTTGGTATGAAAGTTAAAGGCGACACGGCTACATGGACTAAGGAGCAGGCCAAGCAAGTCGCTAGTTTGGTACCCAAGCTCCGCTCGGCCTTTACAAAAGCTGCCAGCGAGGACCAGTTTGACGAGCAGTGGTACCAGCAGGCTTTGCGTGCAGAGATGCGATATTCTGCTACTGCAGGACGGGTAAAGAGTCATGTTACCAAGGCGGAATTGCGTGCCGTGACTGTAGGAACTGGGGCTATGGAATCGTCTAGTCGCAAGGATGCTTGCTTGTTGGTTACGGATGGCGACACAGCTTTGCTGTTCAGTGCTGGGCCTAGCATCCTTGCCGAAGATGTCGAGCACTATACCGACAACGTAGATGCCATATTTGTTACCGATCCTGAAGATGACTACGAGATGCGCGGCGCTAGACAACTGGCCGAAGACTTGGAAGCGCCTTTGGTTACTCCAGAGCGCGATGGGCAGCAGTGGACTTACGGCAGCTTTCGTGTTACGGCTAGGCGCGTAGTGCACACGAACCATCCTACCTATGGG